TATCGCTTTGGCTTTTTCATTGACTGAAGAAGCTATTGAAGATAATTTGTACGACACCTTGTCCTCACGTTATACGCGAGCACTTGCTCGTTCTATGATGACCACTAAAAACATTAAGGGCGCGAACGTATTGAACAATGCGTTTAGTTCTTCTTTTGTTGGTGGTGATGGCAAAGAACTGTGTGCAACTGATCACCCGACTGTAGGTAATGAGACCCAACGCAACGAGCTATCGACTGCGTCGGATCTTAATGAAACCTCACTAGAGCAGTCGCTGATCGATATCGCAGCTTTCGAAGATGAGCGTGGTCTAAAGATCAACGCACAAGCCCGTAAGCTGATTATCCCAACCGCACTGCAATTCGTTGCAGATCGTCTACTAGAAACTCCTGGACGAGTCGGTACGGCTGATAACGATATCAACGCACTACGCAACATGGGTATGGTTCCTGAGGGATACACCGTCAATCATTATCTAACAGATACTGATGCGTTCTTCCTGACGACTGACGTACCTAACGGTCTGAAGCACTTTGTGCGTTCTCCTGTATCGACCAGTATGGAAGGTGACTTCGAAACTGGTAATGTTCGGTACAAGGCCAGAGAGCGATACAGCTTTGGCTTCTCCGACTGGCGTGGTATTTTCGGCTCTCCTGGAGCTGCGTAATATCGCGAAAGAAAGGGGCACTTGTTGCCCCTTTTCTTTTTCTCCTGTATAAACGCACTATCTGAGAAAAACAGCCCTAGCGACCGCCTCAGACGGACGTTACGAAGACTCTAGGGCGAATCCTTTCGTAAAGAGGTATTTATAATGGCACAGACCACTTTTGCTGGCCCAGTCAGATCTTTGGCGGGTTTTATAAACGCAGGGGCTAACGCTACAGTTAGTCTGACCGCAGACACGACGATAACTGTCGCAGCTCACGCGGGTAAGATTCTTCTTTGTAATGATGCAGATGGCAAGTTTACTTTGCCCTCAATCGTTACAACTAGTCCTACTGACCCAACTTCCCCAGATCAAACAAATAATCTAGGTGCTCAATTTACATTTGTAGTTGTAACAGCTGCTACTGACATGGATATTTTGACAGACGGCACCGATAAGTTTGTTGGAGGCGTTTACACAGGCGTAGATGACGCAACTGGTAAAACCTTTATTTCTGGAGCTTCTAACGACGTAATTACGTTAAACGGCAGCACTAAAGGCGGGCTTGCAGGAAGTATTATCCGAGTTACGGCTATCGCTAGTGCGAAATATGCAGTAGAAGGGCTAACTCTTGGATCAGGCACTATCGTCACTCCGTTTGCAGACGCTTAATACGGGAGTAAATTGATATGGCAGATGCAGTAACTTCAACAACTATCTCTGATGGTACGCATAAAGCTGTCATACAACTAACTAATCTTAGTGACGGTACTGGTGAAGATGCCGTAACTAAGATTGACGTTAGTGGTTTGGCAACGAGAGAAGATGGAACTGCTTGTAGTGGGGTACTTATAGAAAAAGTGACTCATTCAATTATTGGTTTTACTCAAGTACAACTTTTATTTGATGCGACTACAGACACCATTGCGCTAGGGTTAGCTCAAGATAGTAATGGCCACATGGACTTTAGTTCTTTTGGAGGACTCAAGAATACGTCAGGTTCTGGTAAAACCGGAGATATAAATCTGACCACCATTGGAGCATCTTCTAACGACAGCTATGTGATTGTTTTAGAACTTCTGAAGAACTATGGATAATGGCCACATCAGGAACAAGAACTTTCACTTTAACCGCAGCGGATGCGATTGAAGAAGCCTACGAACTAGCTGGACTAGAATACCGTACCGGATATGACGGGGTAACAGCTAGACGGTCTATGAACATTATGTTCGCAGACTGGTCTAACCGAGGTATCCAGATTTGGGAAGTAGAACAAGTCTCCCTTGATTTAGTTCAGGGGACGACTACCTACGACTTAAATCAGTATGATATTGATATTTTAGACGCAGTTATCCGTAGGACACAAAACGGGATTCAAACAGATTTTCAGATAGATCGTATAGATCGTGGAGACTATTTAGATATTCCCAATAAAGAAACCCAAGCTAGGGTTACTCAATACTATCTTGAAAGAACGATCACGCCTAAGCTATACGTTTGGCCTGCTCCAGAGAATTCTACGGACAAGTTTATTTCTTACCGTTGGAAACGAATTCAAGATATTTCTGCGTCTGTAGACGATGTTGACGTACCTAGTAGATTTCTTCCCTGCCTAGTTACAGGGCTTGCTTTTAATTTAGCGTTAAAGAAAAACCCCGAAAAGGCAGGATTATTACAGCCGTTGTATGAGCAAAATCTAGTTAATGCTATTAAGTACGATGACGATAGTTCATTACGATTGGTTCCTAGACGGACATATATCTAATGGCCTTTGCGGTAGGTAAGTATTCGTATGGTGTCTGTGATCGTTGCGGCTTTAGATATAAGTATCTTGAGCTGCGCATGGAGTGGACAGGATTTAAAGTCTGTTCAGAATGTTTTGAACCTAAACATCCTCAACTAGACCCACCGCACCACACCTCCGATCCTGAAGCATTGCGACAAGCAAGACCAGAAGTTCCGTTACCGCAGTCCGAACTAGGACGTGTCTTTACAACTGGTCCAAGTAACACTACCGCTAGTGGAGTAAATGTTGGTGGACAGCCGTTGGGTGTAGTAGATCCTATAGGAAGTAAATTTGAAGGTGTCTTCGCAACAGGTAGCATCGGGCAAGTTGAGGTAGAAACAACATGAGTTTTACATTAGCGACTTTAAAATCTACCGTACAAGATTACTGTGAAACTGCAGAAACAACTTTTGTTTCTGATTTAGATACGTTTATTAAAGAAGCTGAAGAGCGGATCTTAAAAGCCGTAGAACTCCCAGTTTTTAGAAAAAACGTAACAGGTTCTGCTTCTGCGAGTAATACTTATTTAAGCACACCTGATGATTTTTTAGCACCTTACAGCTTGGCTGTAATTTCTAGCAGCGTGTACAGTTACTTGTTGTATAAGCACGTTTCTTTTATCAGAGACTATACGCCTAACCCTTCGACAACAGGTACTCCAAAGTATTACGCATTGTTTGACGACAATACTTTCATGTTGGCACCTACTCCAGACCAAGGTTATTCGTTTGAGTTGCACTATAAGTATCGTCCTGCTTCATTGACTACGACTTCAGGATCTGAGACAACATGGCTTTCTAATAATGCTCCCGACGCGATGCTGTACGGTACTTTAGTGGAGGCTGCGACTTTTCTTAAAGTCCCAGAAGAAGTAGTTCAATATGAGCAACGCTTTATTCAAGCAGTAAACGGTCTTAAAAACTTGGGTCAAGGCTATGGTTCAAGAGACGAGTATCGGTACGATATTTCTAAAGGATAGTTAAAATGTTGATTGAAGCTCCGCAGATGGGGATAGGCGAAGTATTTGTAACAACGACTACAGATAAAGGACATGATCCTGAGTTTTGGGCAAAAGTTGCTTCTGATAGAATTATAAGTGTTGGGGGAGATTGCCACCCAGTGATTGCACAACAAGCTGAAGCGTTCAAACGATCTGTACAAACAACGGTAAGTTTTTACATAAAAGAAGCAATTAAAAGTGATAGAACAACTTTAATTGCTGAATTAGAACGTCAGGGCCATAAAGACATGGCAGACATAATTAGGAGTCTATAATGGCTATTACGACTGCAATGTGTACTTCTTTTAAGAAAGAGCTTATGGAAGCAGTGCACAATTTTAAAAACTCAGGCGGCAGCACGTTTAATCTTGCGCTGTATACAAGTTCCGCTTCTTTGGGCGCAGGCACTACTGCATATACTACGTCCAATGAAGTTTCTGGTACGGGCTATACGGCTAAAGGTGCAGCACTTACTCGTGTAGATCCGAGCACCTCTGGAACTACGGCGCTGACAGATTTTGCTAATCTGACGTTTAGCTCTAGCAGTATTACCGCAAGAGGCGCACTGATATTTAATGATAGTGCTTCTGGTGATCCCTCTGTTTGTGCATTAGATTTTGGCGGAGATAAAACATCTAGTTCAGGGGATTTTACTATTCAATTCCCTACAGCGGATGCGTCTAACGCCATTATTCGTATCGCATAGCGAGTAATATGTGGCAGACCTTAATGGATGGGGCAGAGGCACTTGGGGCGAAGGCCCATGGGGTCAAGCAGACCCTGTTGAGGTCACAGGTGTTGCAGCAACTGGGGCGGTCGGTTCCGTCACAGTTTCTGCAGATGCGAATGTCACTGTTACAGGCGTGGCAGGAACGGGGTCGATTGGCTCCGTTACGATTGTTGAAGGAACGGGCGTTACCGTTTCTGTTACGGGAGTGGCAGGAACGGGAGTTGTCGGAACGCTTACTGTATCGTCAGATGCGAATGTTAGTGTTACTGGCATTGCTGGTACTGGAGCGGTTGGCTCAGTTACGGTCAGCGCGGATGCGAATGTTTCAGTCACTGGAGTCGCAGGCACTTCGGCTGTTGGAACAGCCACAATTAGTGCAGATGCGAATGCTTCTGCTACAGGTGTGGCAGGAACTAGTGCGGTTGGTACGGTCACTGTTACAGGTGGCGCAGTTATTTCTCCAACAGGTGTGGCGGGTACTTCAGCGGTTGGCACAGTTACTATCGGTCTGGGCCAAACGATCGTTCCAACAGGTGTCTCAGGCACTGGAGCGATTGGTGATGTAGTTGTTGCGGATGCAGTTATTGGGGTAACTGGAGTATCTGGAACAGCGGAGATAGGGTATTTTAACGTCTGGGGTCTTATAGATGACTCACAAGTACCAAGTTGGGGCGAGATAAGCGACGGGCAAACTGCGAATTGGACAGCCGTTACAGACACACAATCGCCAAGTTGGACGGCGATTACAGATACACAGACACCGAGTTGGACTGATGCAACGGACAGTCAAACTCCTAATTGGGATGAGGTAGCTTAAATGGCAACTTACGTTAACGATCTACGCCTAAAAGAGATATCTACCGGCGATGAATCAGGTACTTGGGGAACCAGTACGAACACCAACCTTGAGTTGATTGGTGAGGCATTTAGTTTTGGCACGGAAGCTATTACGACTAATGCTGATACTCATACTACTACTATCGCTGATGGGGCTACTGACCCTGGCCGCAGTATCTTCCTCAAATATACTGGCGCTCTTGATAGCGATTGCACCGTCACTATAGGGCCAAATACAGTTTCGAAACTGTGGTTTATAGAAAACGCAACAACAGATTCAGGATCATCTGGCCCGTATAACATTATTATCAAACAAGGATCTGGCGCTACGGTCACTGTTCCCAATGGTAACGTCAAAGCTATCTATTCTGACGGCGCTGGGTCTGGCGGCAAAATGGTCGATGCGTTTACTGATCTGCATGTCGACGGATCGTTTTTTGTTACAACTTCAAGTCAAGATACAGGGATCACCGTAGAATGCACCAACGGCGGTGCTTCTGCTGGCCCATCGCTAAAGCTAGATAGGAATTCCGCTGGCCCTGCTGATAATGATGATATAGGTGAAATAGAATTTATTGGTAGGAATGACGCTGCTGAATCCATCCAGTTTGCCCGAATAGCTACTACAATCCTCGATGCTAGTGATGGTACAGAAGACGGAGAACTTACTCTTTCTACGATAGTGGCTGGCACAAACAGAAGTCGAGCAGAATTTGGTGCTACAGAAACAGTTTTTAACGAAGCCAGTCAAGACCTCGACTTCCGTATTGAAAGTGATTTAAACACCCACAGATTTTTCTTAGACGCTGGTAACGATAGGATTATATTTGGCTCGCAGACTAGCATTTCAGTAGGCGGATCTGGCGCAGAGTTTCAAATTAACGGTACTACCGGCAATTCTTCTGCTCAGTCAATTACACGTTTCGGAAATGATTCCAACTCACCGATTTTGAAATTTGGTAAAAGCCGCAACGGAACCATTGGTTCAAATACTATAGTTCAAAGTGGCGACAACTTAGGAATAATTCAGTTTTGCGGTGATGACGGAACTAATCTAGGGTCTAAAGCAGCAGATATTTTAAGCGAAGTAGACGGAACACCAGGATCAGATGATATGCCTGGACGCATATTGTTCAGAACAACCGCTGATGGCGCTGACTCTACGACGGAGCGTATGCGCATAACAAAAGACGGCTTGGTTGGAATTGGCACTGCTTCTCCTAACGAGCCTTTGCATGTTTTTCATGCTACACGCAACGTCCTTGTAAACATTGAGTCTGGCGATAGCGGCGCTTACATTTCCTTTAAGGATGACGATACAACAGATACGGATACAGTATTTATAGGCGCTGTAGACAATGATCTAAAACTATATGCTGGAGGATCTACCCCACGCCTTGCTGTCATGGGTTCAAACGGAACAATACAGACCGTAACAGCAGGTTCTAATAATGTCCGTCTTGGTCTTGATGCTGGCGGAAATATAACTAGTGGAGGAGAGTACAATACAGTTATAGGTGACAGTGCTGGGGCTGCCTTGACTGGCGGTGATTTTAATGTAGCTGTTGGCTTTGAAGCTCTTGCTACTGAAGACGGTCACGGACGTAATGTTGCTATTGGCTATAGAGCGTTAAAAACTTTGAATGCTGGTAC